AGCGCGAGCTATTCGGCATCCTCTCCGACCTTCTCGGCACCTGCGTCCGTCGCAACGTCGATCAGGCGCGCAACGGCGGGGCCGATGGCATGGAGGTGCCGGGATGGGCGATCGAGTGCAAACGGGTGGAGAGCGGGTTCCGTGAGGCTTGGTGGGTGCAAGCGGTCAATCAGTCAGTGGAGACTGACCGGAGGCCGGCGCTTGCCTATCGCGCTTCCCGCCAGCCGTGGCGGGTGCGGATGTTCCTGCACGACTGCAACCCCGGGATGTACTGCTCGCATGCTTGGGTCGAGATGAATTTAGAAACGTTCGCTTTCGTGGTGCGGGAGTCATTGGAGACAAAGACGACATGAAACCGAACGACCTCGCGCAGCTAGACCGCATCCTCGCAGAGTGGGCGGATTGGATGAGTCATGAGAAGGTCGGCAGGGGCTATCCATCGCGCGCGGCTGGCCTGTCGTCCGGTGGATCGTCGGAGAGCTTCGAGGACTTGTGCGAGCGGGCGGACGCGCAGCGGGCGCGCACGGTCGATGCGGTCATCCGGTCATTGCCTACCGGGGCATGCGCTGCCGTACATAGCGTGTGGCTGGGGTCGCGCTGGGTGTTGGAGTGGATGGATCGGGCAGAGTGCTACGCGCAGGCGGTTGATCGGTTGCCGGTGGAATTGAATCGGAGGGGGGTTGTGTATTGACAAGGCGCAAAACACCCGTTAGGCTCGCAATCGGTTGGGCCTCGTTCGCCCAAAATTTCCTGAAGCCCTCCGCGTGAGGGCTTTTTGCATTCTGGAGCCCGATGAACCTGCCCGACGTTATCAACGCTGCCAAAGCCGCACAGGACATTAGTGCGCGCATAGAGCAGCTAGAGGCGTCGGAGACGGTGACGAAGCGGACGCTTACGGGCATCCGCCGAGAGCTTGAAGAAAAGCAGTTGATGCTAGACGCGGCAATCCTGTCGCTTAAGGCGGCGATCGAAAAATGAAGACCAAAACCAGTTTCACGGCCGGCAAGTCCGGCAACCCTGAGGGGCTGAAGAAAACCACGTTTGTCCGTGATTGCTTCCTGCGGCTGAATGCGCAGTCAGACGGCAACATGGTCCGCCAGGTGTGCGAAAAGGTCGTGGAGCTTGCCAAAGAGGGCGAGCCTTGGGCAGTGCAAGAACTCTTCAACAGGCTGGACGGCAAGCCGCCGCAGGCGATCACGGGCGACGGTGACGCCTCACTCGTCGTGCAGGTGATCAAGTTTGCCAACGATTCAGCTTCCAGCTAGCGGCTGGGTGCCGCGACCGTATCAGCGGCCGCTTTGGGATTACCTGGAACGCGGCGGACGAACGGCGGTAGCGGTTTGGCACCGAAGAGCTGGAAAAGATGAGGTAGCACTGCACCGGACGGCCATCGCAGCCCACGAGCGGCCCGGCAACTACTGGCACATGCTCCCGAGCTACGAACAGTCGCGCAAAGCGATCTGGGACGCTGTGAACCCGCACACGGGCATGCGTCGCATCGACGAGGCGTTTCCGCCTGAGTTGCGGAAAGCGACCGACAATACGCAAATGAAAATCACGTTCCACTCGGGCGCGATTTGGAACGTCGTTGGGTCGGACAACTTCAACAGCCTCGTGGGCTCGCCTCCGGTCGGGGTCGTGTACTCCGAGTGGAGTCTGGCAAACCCGATGGCGCATGCCTACCTCTCGCCGATCCTGCGCGAGAACAAGGGTTGGGCGCTGTGGATCTACACGGCTCGCGGTTACAACCACGGCTTTTCGACCTACGAAGCCGCGAAGAACAACCCGAACGCCTTTGCCCAACTGCTGACTGTTGAGCAGACGGGCGTGATATCGACCGCCGAATTGCAGGAAGATCGCGCCGAGAAAATGGCGCTGTTCGGGCCTGAAGGTGGCGACGCGCTCTGGCGTCAGGAATGGTTCAACGACTGGAGCGCCGCCAACATGCACGCCGTTATTGGCGCTGCGGTTGAGCGGGCAGAGAAGTCGGGGCGCATCACTGACTTCGACATATCCGACGAGCCGGTTGAGATTAGCTGTGACTTGGGCTTTCGGGACACCACGTCCGTCTGGTTCTGGCAGGCGAAGCACGGCGGGTTCGATGTTGTGGACTACGACCAAGGCATCGGCATGGATGCCGACGACTGGATCGACCGACTCCGCGCGAGTCCGTACCACATCAAGCGCATTTGGTTGCCGCACGACGCCCGCATCAAGACGTTCCAAAGCAAGCATTCAGCAATGGAACGCTTCCTCATGGCGTTCGAAGCGGATCGCATCGCCATTGTGCCAATGGGCAAGATTCCCGACCGCATCAACGCTGCGCGGCGCGTTATCGAGCGCGTGCGGTTCCACGAGACAAACTGCGAAGAGGGCCTTGCTGGGCTGCGGTCGTGGTCGTACAAATGGGATCAGGAAAAGCGCATCCGCTCAAGAGAACCTGACCACGACTGGGCAAGCCATCCGGGCGACGCCTTCAGCTACGGCGCGCAGGTGCTGGAAGAGGTCATCAAGGCGGCAGTAGTTGTGCCCCTGCCGATACGCGGCGTGACGGTCGGTCAATCGGCCGTGTCACTGGATGAAATGTGGCGAACCGCGCCACGGTCAACAAGACGCATTTAAGGCCCTTCGGGGCTTTTTTCTTTGGGAGTTCATATGGCTGGTTCGGTTGTAGTGACCGGGGTAGACGCGACCAGTTCGCAGGAAATCCCGATGAACATCTATGCGGTGTCAAATCGAATGCAGGTCGCTGCGCCGTCTGAGACGCCCGCAATCCCGACTGTCTCGCTGTTCCGTGATTTGACAACGACCCGGCAATCGATCGCGCTCCCGAGCGGGGCGCTATGGGTTGCGATTTCGTACAGGTTGCTTCCTGGCGCGACGGCGGTAACAAACCAATTCGCGCGCGTGGTGCTGAACGCATCCTCGGACGCAGACGCCAACGGGAAACTTGCACTGGACGGGGCATTCATCCCGGTGTGCCAAGGGGATGACGTGTTGATGAGTGCGGGCATGACTGACCCGCTGACACGTATTGACGTGATCGCATCGCAGGCGGTTGGGGCGGAAAAAACGCTTCTGACCGTTGTGGCTGGGGTGCAATCATGAGCCGCGTCGTAAAACTCGGACAAATCGAGTCGCCCGCTCCGTCAACCGGGATCATCGGCTATTGGCCGTGCTTTCAGAATTCTGCCGACACGCTTGTCCGCGACCGATCCGGAAAGCAACAGAACATGACTTTTGGCGCCGGGCTTACAACGGCCGAAGCGTGGGCGACGGCGAACACGTTCAGTTCGGTCGAAACCACGGCAGACGATGTCGCAATTTTGGCGGCGGCTGATTTTGATTACGACTTCAATGCTGGTGATTGCCTTTTGATTTCGGGCCTCGTCTACGCTGCCGCGCCAGCCGCGATAAGAACGCTTATCGGGAACGGCTACAACTCAACCTCTGCGCAGGGGCTCCGATTCATCGTCAAAGCAACCGGCGTGTGCGCTCCGTGGCTGTATCAGTCGTCCGGTGACAAGTTCCTGTCAGACTCGACCGGCGCACTTGCAGACAGCACGACGAAGCACTTTATGTTTGCTTGGTACAACCACAACGTCGCGGCCGGCACGGCGTCTTACATGATCTGGTTTAACGGCGTGCGTCAATACGCAACGGCAGTCGCCGCTAGCGGACTCGGCACCATGACGCCGGTCGATGATTTGCGCATCGGCGGCAACAAGACCGGTGCGGCTGCGTATCAGTCGATGGCGGCGCGGTTCTCGGCGTTGCAGATGTACCGCTCTAGCGCATCCCCAACGCTTGAGGAGTTGGACGCTCTCGCGCTGCGATTGACGCGCAGCCCGTGCGTGCCGCTGTCCGCTTCCGAATGGCCGGTTGCTTAAATGGCAATCCTTTTCGATTCGCGCCTGAATACCGGGTCTGCGTGGACTCGCAGCGGCGGGTCGTACAGCAATGGTGTGGATATTCTTGCGATCAATCAGGATGTCACCCGTTATGACGCTTTTACGCAGGTCATCGACGACGAGTTTGGTCTGGTATGGGAAATAAATGCAATTCCGCAAGACCTTGTAGCAGACAAAATCCGTGATGAGTTGTCGCCCCCGAATTCTGGGGTAAACGATGCAGGCCCTCCGCGAGACAACAGCGGAACATACATGGCAAAGCTCACGAATCTTTGGTACAGGTGGGCGATTCGCCTTGATCCAGACTGGTGGTTTGCGACTAACGCAACAAAAAACAGCGGCGATTGTGTTCTTTTGCAATGTCACGACGCCCCGGGGACATCTTCCCGCGTTGCTCCGCTTCATATGATTCTGGTTAACGATGTTTTGGAGTTGCGTAACTCGTATTCTGAAACCGTCGATTACGACCGGCTATTGTGGCGCGACAAAGCAGTCACTGGGCAATGGTATACATTTGTTCTTAATGCGTACCTTGACGATGCGGCGCCAGCGACGGGGTATCTCCGGTGGTGGGTAAATGAACGGAAATTGTTTACCGAAGACAACGGGCTAAACACATACGCAACATTCAATTCCCCGGGGCCGTGGCCGAAAATGGGCGGGATCTACTACCCGCACGGAATGCCGAGAGGATTCCCTGGAAACAAAATTCGCAATGAGGGGATGATTGTTGGCGACGGTTATTCATCTTTTGATGAATTCATGATTGCGGCCGGGCTCTCAGATCGAGAGCTTGAAATGCCGGCATCTTCTTGCTTGATGGGCATTGACTGATGACCGCTGACCAGTGGCTGAAGAACATCGCGGCCTATGACCGCGACTTTCAGGCGTGGCACCGTCGCGTCGAGAACATCCTCAAGCGGTACCGGGACGACTCGCGTCAAGGCCGGGATGGTTACGAGGAATGCAAGTTCAACATCCTGTGGAGCAATGTTCAGACGCTCTACTCGGCGACGTTTGCGCGCCTGCCTAAGCCCGATGTCTCGCGCCGATTCCGCGATCAAGACCCGGTTGGGCGCGTTGCTGCGTTGATTCTTGAGCGGGCTCTAGACTACGAAATCAGTCATTACCCCGACTACAAGACGACCATCGGTCAATGCGTGCATGACCGTTTTCTCGGCGGTCGCGGTACGTCGTGGGTGCGCTATGAGCCGCACATTCGGCAAGTCGAAATGTCGGACGGCTTGAGCCTGACAGAAGACGCTGAAGCCGAGAAAGAGCAGGAGACGCAGGAAGAAATCGATTACGAATGCGCTCCGGTGGATTATGTCCACTGGAAGGACTTCGGGCATTCGGTCGCGCGCACGTGGGAAGAAGTCACCGCCGTCTGGCGTCGCGTCTACCTGTCGCGCCGTGCGTGCATCGAACGCTTCGGCGAAGAGGTCGGAAGCTCGATCCCGTTGGACTCGCGCCCCGACGAAGACAGCAAGATGAAGGGGGAGTCGGAGACCGATTCCAAGGCGTGCGTCTATGAGATTTGGGATAAGGACACGTCGAAGGCTTACTGGATCAGCAAGAGCCTGTCCAAGGTACTCGACGAGCGAGATGACCCGCTAGAGCTTGAAGGATTCTTCCCGTGTCCGCGTCCGCTTTACGCGACCATCACGAATGAGTCACTTGTCCCGCTGCCTGACTTCACGCTCTACCAGGATCAGGCGCGCGAGCTCGACACACTGTCGGACCGCATTGACGGTCTTGTGCGCTCGCTCAAGGTGCGCGGTGTCTATGACAACTCCATCCCCGAACTCTCGCGACTGTTCAGCGAAGGCGACAACAATAGCCTAATCGCCGTCAAGAATTGGACCGCGTTTAGCGAGAAGAACGGGCTTGCAGGCGCTATTGACCTCGTCGACCTGAGACCTATCGCGGAGGCCTTGCGCGAGGCTTACGGCGCCTTCGAACAGGTCAAGTCGCAGGTGTACGAGATCACCGGCATCAGCGACATCATCCGGGGCCAGACGCAGGCGAGCGAGACCGCGACAGCGCAGCAGATCAAGGGTCAATACGCATCGCTGCGGCTGCGGAGCTATCAGGAACAGGTCGCGCAGTTTGCGACCGACATCCTGCGGCTGAAAGCGCAAGTCATCTGCAAACACTTCGCGCCCGAGACCATCGTCGAGATGAGCGCGGCGCAACAGCTTGCAGAGTCGGATCAGCAGTACATCGGGCAGGCGTTGCAACTGCTACAGGACCGCAAAGCCCTGCGCAATTTCCGCATCGACATCGCGGCGGACTCGCTGGTGCAGATCGACGAGCAGGCCGAGAAGGAAGGGCGCGTCGAATTCCTGACCGCTACGGGCGGGTTCCTCAAGCAGGCGATGGAGGCCGGCATGGCCGCGCCTGACCTCGTGCCGCTGCTGATGGAAATGCTCAAGTGGGGTGTGCAGGGCTTCAAGGTCGGCAAGACGATCGAAGGGGCGTTTGATACCACGGTGGAGCAGATGAAGCAGAGCGCACAGCAGCGCGCGCAGCAACCGCCTCCGCCCGATCCGCGCATGGAAGCGGAGAAGATGAAGGCGCAGGCGTTGCAGCAGAAGATGCAGAACGATCAGCAACTCGCAGGCGTGCAGATGCAGACAGAGGGCGTCCGCGCGCAGGCTGAACAAACGAAGGCGCAAGCCTCGGTCATGGTTTCGCAGAACAAGATGCGCGAAGCCGAAATCAAGGCGATGACGCCGCAACCTGTTAGTTCTCAGTAGGAGTAAGAAATGGCCCTTGCCAATGAACTGGTGCGCGTCGGCGTGCCCCCGGTCACTGCGTCCGCGATGGGCGGGACGGCCGCTGCTGTGACTGCCACGTCGTCCTCGACGCTCGCAAACGCCGTCGAACTGACTGCCAGCGTGAACCGCGTGACGGGTGCCGATGGCGTGCGACTGCCGAGAATCGCGCAGCCGGGTGATTCGGTCATCATCGTCAACGACACCGGCAGCACGGTGAAGGTCTGGCCCCCGACCAGTTCGGCGGCGATCGGCGTGCCCGGTACCTCGTTCGGATCGGCCGTGGCCGGTGCGTCGTACGCGCACACGACCTATGCTGTCGTGTGTTACACGTGCTACGGCGGCGGGCTGTGGATGGTGAATAAGAGTGCGTAAAACGTATGTCTTCCGTGATGGGCGGTGGGTCGACGTTGCCGACATGGCAACCGCTGCCCCGGCTGGCCCGTATATCATGGATGACCTCGCGCCTTATCAATCGATGGCAACGGGCGAGATGATTACCTCCCGCTCGCGTCATCGTGAACACTTGAGGGCGCACGGGTTGATTGAAGTCGGCAACGAAACAAAATATCTCGGGCCGAAGCCGAAGGAATTGTCCGGCGGGCTGAAGGAGACGATTGCCCGTCAGGTGTACGAAAAACTGCGTTATGACTGACCACGGCGAGCAGTTGAAACAACTGGTGGCGGACTATCCGGACGTGTTTGCGGAGTATGTACGCCTCGCCAAGTTGGCCATTGCTGAGGAAAACGCCGTAATCCTTGCCTCTAAGGATCATGGCTTTCTGCGGGTGCAGAACTACACTCCCGCGCATTAACCGAGCGCCTCGTGAGAGGCCCTCAAAGCGGGCCACCTGATAGCGGTGGCCCGTTCCTTCATGGAGCAAGCATGGACCCGCAAAATACTTTGCGCGACACGCTCGAAGCTAGTTTCGACGCCGTCAACGAATCGCCCGAAGTCGTCACAAGCGACGCCCCCGCAATCGAGGAAACCGCAGAACAGAGCGCGGCCCGCGAACGCGATGAACGCGGGCGATTTGCCGGCAAGCCGCAGGAAGCCGCGCCTGTCGAGTCGCTGGAAACACAGCAACCCGAGAAGCCTCGGCCGCAACGCCCATCCTCGTGGAAAAAGGATTACTGGGAGCATTGGGACAAGTTAGACCCGACGCTCGCCGAGTACATCTCGCAGCGTGAACGCGAGTACACCACGGGTGTCAGTACGTACAAGGCTGAAGCGGATCGAGCGAAGACGATTCAAGACGCGCTCAATCCGTACATGCCGGTACTTCAAAGCAGCAACATCGAGCCGGCGCAGTGGATCAAGTCGCTCGGTCAGGTGCATTACACCCTAGCTTTCGGACAGCCGCAGGAGAAGGAAAACCTGCTGCGTACGCTCGCGCGTGACTTCAATGTGACGCTAGGTGAGAGCAACGAAAACGAAGAGCTGCAACACATCCGTCAGGAGCTTCAACAAGTTCGTAGCGGGTGGCAGCAATTCACGAGTTTGCAGGAACAGCAGCAACGGCAGGCAGCGGAAGCCGAAATCACTCGGTTCTCTGCTGACAAGCCTTACTTCAGTGAAGTGCGGGAAACGATGGCTGGACTACTCCAGTCGGGCATGGCCCAAGACCTTCAATCGGCCTATGACAAAGCGGTTCGTCTGAATGACGAGGTCTGGCAGCGGCACCAAGCCGAAAGCCAATCTCGCCAACAGGCGGCAGCGCATGTGCAGAAAGCCAAAGCCGCAGCGGTCAGCGTGCGTTCTTCCACTCCTGGCGGAATGACATCAGCACCTAACGGCTCCCAAGGTTTGCGCGATCAACTGTCGGCAGCATTTGACAGCCATTCGAGCAGGGTTTAAATCCGACTAGGAGCACATCATGGCTTTCGCCAATAGTGCGGTCAGCGACATCATCGCGACCACGATTCAGCAGCGTTCCGGCCAATTGGCCGACAACGTCACAAACAACAACGCGCTTCTCCGAAAGCTCAAGTCGCGCGGCAACGTGCGCCCGTTCGGCGGCGGTAATGTGATCTTGGAAGAGATCATGTACAACGACGCGACCACGGCTAACGTGAATTCGTATTCCGGCTACGAACTCATCAACATTCAGCCGAACAGCCCGATTTCGGCCGCGCAGTTCAACATCAGCCAATACGCCGCTGCTGTCACCATGTCCGGTCTGGAAATGCTTCAGAACGCCGGCAAGGAACAGATTATCGACCTGATGGAAGGTCGCATTCAGGTGGCCGAAGCGCAGCTGATGAACCGCATCAGCACCGACCTTTACGGTGACGGCACGGGTAACGCCGGCAAGAACCTGACGGGTCTCGGCGCTGCTGTGCCTGACGCGCCGACCTCCGGCACGTATGGCGGTATCGATCGCGGCACGACCATTGGCACGTTCTGGCGTTCGCAGAAGTACAGCGGCGCGACGGACGGCGGTGCGGCAGTGTCGGCGGCGAATATCCAAGCCTACATGACGGCGCTCGCAATTCGCCTCGTGCGCGGCACCGACCGTGCGGACCTGATCGTCAGCGACAGTACCTACTTCCAGTACTACGTGAACTCGCTTCAGGCAATCCAGCGCATTACGTCGGAAGAGTCGGCCGGCTCGGGTTTCTCGACCCTCAAGTTCTACGGCGGCGGTCAGACGGCCGACGTGGTGCTCGATGGCGGCATCTACTCCGGTGGATCGGGCGGCACGAACTTCACGGGCGCGACCTCGGCCCACATGTGGTTCCTGAACACCAAGTACATGCACTTCCGCCCTCACCGTGACCGCAACTTCGTGCCGATCGGCGGCGAGCGTCAGGCAGTGAACCAGGATGCCGTGGTCAAGCTCATCGGCTGGGCGGGGAACCTGACGTGCTCGGGTGCTCAGTTCAATGGTGTCCTAATTGCCTGACAGGAGAAAAAATTATGTACGTATCTGGCATTGATCCGACTTCGGTTCGGACCTCCACGGAAGGCCCGGAATACGGCCTCGGACAAGTCGGCTTTAACGCGACGAGTGCGGGCGTCAAGGGCTATATCTACGTCAAGGACTCCGGTTCCGCGATCACGGGTGACGGTTACGTTGCGGTCGTCGATGGCAGTGATTTCACTGCTGTCATGGCGACCACGACGACGACTGCGCCCGGGACCGGCGCCGGCAAGCTGGCGGGCGTGGCACGCGCTGCAATCGCGGCAAGCGGTTACGGTTGGCTGCAAGTGTTTGGCGCTGGCACGGTGCGCGCCAACGCGCTGTGCGCGGCCTACACGCTCATCAACTCCACCGGCACCGCCGGGCAACTGGACGACGACGCGACCGCAGGTGCCGAAGTAATTGACGGCATCGCGCTTGATGCTGCTGTCGGTGGCGCGGCCGCGACCGCTGCGGGCTTCATTAATTGGCCGAAGGTTGGTCGCACCCTGTAATCAGCTGTACTTCAGCAATGCCCCCCGGCCGCGTGGTCGGGGGTTTCTCAATTCCTTGAGAGCCAAACGATGCTTGCTTCTGACCTGAATAACCCGGAGTTTTCCGGCGCCTCGAATCCTGATGCTGCTCTTGCGGTCGAGTTTCGACTGGACAAAGTGTTAAACGAATTCCGCAGCAACCAGGAAGGCCGGCCGATGTATGACTGGGTCGACTTCGTGCGCATCTGCGTGCCCGGCAATAACCTCTCCGTGATCGACCGCCCGGCGCATGCCGGTGATAAACAACGCTTCCCGATTCATTGGGCGCGGTACGAACAGAGCAAGGAAGGCGCGGTGGAAGTCGTCGGTACGCCGATCGCGCAATGGGCGCTGATTGGTCGCGATCAAGCGGAGTCGCTGCGCTTCCACAAGTTCTACACGGTCGAGAGCATCGCGAATTCCTCGGACCAGATGGTGCAGCGCCTTGGCATGGCGGCGGGCATGGACCCCTACACGCTGCGGCAGAAGGCACAAGCCTACCTGCGCGCGGCAAGCGATACCGCCGAAGCGGTGAACCGCGAAGACGAACTCCGCAAGAAGGACGAAGAGATCGCCGCACTGCGCGAGCAACAAGAAGCGATGGCAACGCAGTTGGCGGAACTCATGGCAGACAAACGCGGCCCCGGTCGCCCTCGAAAGGAAGCCGCGTAAATGGCAATGCTCCAACTCGTGCAGCAAGCGTCCGCTGAATTGGGCCTTGCCGTCCCGTCGTCCGTGGCGGGGAACCAGACGCAGGACGTGGTGCAGATGCTCGCGCTCCTGAATGCGGCCGGTTACGAGTTGGCGCGGCAATACCCGTGGCAGGCGCTGAATACTGAGTACCGCTTTACGACGCAGTACAGCACGCAGACGGGCACGACGACGGACGGCAGCGCGGTGGTTACGGGGCTGTCTGACACGTCGTCGCTCGATACGACGTACATGGTCACCGGGGCGGGCATAAACCAGGACACGTACATCCTGACGGTTGACTCGGCGACACAAGTCACGCTGTCGCAGGCTGCGAACGTCACCGGCTCGGCGTCGCTCACGTTCTCGAAAGTAAAGTATGCGATGCCTGCGGGCTTCGATCGCATCACCGACCGGACGCAGTGGGACAAGTCGAAACATTGGGAAATGCTCGGCCCCGAGACGCCGCAGCAATGGCAATGGCTGAAGTCCGGCTACATCAGCACCGGCCCGCGCATGCGCTGGCGGCAGATGGGCGGCTATTTCCAAGTCTGGCCCCCGATGGGGACCAACGAGTATCTTGGCTTTGAGTACGTGTCGAGCTACTGGGCGCAGGACTCGTCCGGGACGTTTGTCGCATCGCTCACGCAGGACACCGATACGGCGATCTTCCCTGACCGGCTGATGGTCCTCGCGCTGAAGCTCAAGTATTTCGAAACGAAAGGCTTCGAAACCACGGCGCTGTTCAGGGACTACAACATGCAGCTTGAGGTTGCGAAGAGTGCGGACGGTGGTGCGCCTAATCTGTCGATGGCCCCGCGCATGTCTACCGCGCTCATCGGCTGGGTGAACCTGCCCGATAGCGGCTACGGTAGCTGATGCAAGCCGCTCGCCGTGGTCCGCTGATTCAGCGGCCTGTCTCGGGGTCCGTCAATCTTCCGGCGCCGACTGGCGGATGGAACGCCCGCGACGTGCTGTCGGAAATGGCGCCGAACGACGCCGTCATTCTGGAAAACTGGTTTCCGAGTACGACGAGCGTCAACCAGCGATACGGATATTCCGAATGGGCGACGGGCCTGCCGGCCGAGACTGAAACGCTCATGAATTACGCCGGCCCAGCATCCGACAAACTGTTCGCAGCCTGCGGGACCGAAATCTACGACGTGACGACGGCCGGCGCGGTGGGTGCGGCGGCAGTCACCACGCTATCGAACGCCCGCTGGCAATACATCAACGTCAGCACGACCGGCGGCAACTACCTGCGCGCGGTCAATGGTGAGGACAAGTCGATCGTCTACACCGGCACGGTGTGGGCGGCAGACGGTGACGGTGCGCCCTACGACATCACGGGCGTTGACACGGCCGATTGCGTCGGAATCTACCTGTTCAAGAACCGCATCTGGCTGGTGGAAAACAACAGCCTGAACGTGTGGTATCTCGGCACGAACGCCCTCGGCGGCGCGGCCACGGTCTTCCCGCTCTACGGCGTCGCAAAGCTCGGCGGCTACGTCATGGCAATGGCCTCGTGGACGATCGACGCGGGTCAAGGTGCGGATGATTACCTTGTCTTCGTGACCTCGAAAGGCGAAGTCATCGTCTACAAGGGCACCGACCCTGCAAGCGCGAACACGTTCGCACTGACTGGCGTATGGGCAATGGGCGCTCCGGTGGGCCGGCGCTGCTTGATGAAGTACGCGGGCGACCTGCTGTTGATCTGTCAGGACGGCGTCATCCCCTTGTCCGGTGCGCTGCAATCCTCGCGCGTACAGCCTCAAGTGGCGCTGTCGTACAAGATTCAACGGGCCGTATCTGACGCGGTCACGAACTACGGATCGAACTACGGCTGGGAAACGATGTACTTCCCGCGCGAAAACCAACTATGGCTTAACGTGCCGACCAGCGCGACCGAACGCCAGCAATACGTGATGAACACCATCACCCGCGCATGGAGCAAGTACACCGGCTGGGATTGCGTCTGCTTCACACTGTTCAATGACTCGCCGTATGGCGGCATGGCAGACACGGTCGTCAAGCTCTGGGACACGCAGGCGGACAACGGTATTGCGATCAACGGCAACGCATTGCAAGCGTTCCAGGATTACAAACTCCCCGGGCTTCGCAAGCGTTGGGTGTCGATGCAACCGCTTATCCGGACCGATGGCTCACCGCTTATCTATGGGTCGATGAACATCGACTTTGACGAGACCGACCCCACCACGCCGATCACCGTAGCACCTGCAACGGGGGCGCTTTGGGATGCGGCTATCTGGGGCTCTTCCATCTGGGGTTCCGGCCTTCAGATCAACCGATTCTGGCAAGGCTGCTCGGGTGTCGGTGTCTTCGGTGGTGTGAGGCTGAAGACGCAGGCGTCCGGCATGTCAATCGAATGGATAGCGACGACGCTCGTGATGGAGCGCGGCGGCATCTTGGGCTAGTTGACGGCCCGAGAGTCGGCGAATGGGTTGCCGCACAGACGGGCGGTCAGTTTCGCTCGGATGCTGTCGCCATTGGCCTAGAAAAGAATGGCGCGGTCGTCGCGGGCGCCATCTTCGACAGTTTCAACGGAGCGAGCGTCATCGCGCACGTGGCGGCGCAGAGCGTCAACCGTGAATGGCTGCACGCAATCCACTGGTACGCATTCGAACAACTGCGCGTTAACTGCGTTATCGGCATCGTCAGCAGCGACAACGACAAGGCATTGCGCTTCGACAAGCATCTCGGGTTTCGCGAAGTCACGCGCATCCCCAACGCCTGCCCCGCTGCGGACATGGTGATACTCACATTGAGCAAGGAAGACAAAAGATATGGGTAAGCCATCGGCCCCGGCAACTCCTGACTACGTCGGTGCAGCCAACGCGCAGGGCGCAGCTAACAAAGACTCCGCGATTGCCACTGCAAAACTCTCGAACCCGTGGACGAGTACGCCCATCGGGTCGAGGAAGATCGACTACTCCGGCAAGATCACCGGGGACACGCTGGTCCCGTACATTACCGACGAATTGACTCCGCTCGGGCAGCAGCGGCAGGACCAAGAGAACAGGATGATTGCCGGTCTCGGCGGAATCGCTGAACAAGGCATCGGCCGCGTCGGGGAATCGTTCAATGCCCCGATGGATTACAACAGCATCGGGCAGCTTCAGGACACCGCTCAAGAATCCATCCTCGCCCGGCTGCGTCCGCAGATGGCGCAAGACGAAGCCGCGATGGAGAACAAGCTCGCGAATCAGGGTTTGCAGGCCGGAAGCGAGGCGTACAACAACGCCTACAGGACGTTCAACCAAGGCAAGAACGACGCCTACAGTCAGGCGGCATTGCAGGCGATCAACCTGCAACCGCAGCTCATGCAACAGTCGCTTGCGATCCGCAACCAGCCGTTGAATGAAATGAACGCGCTACGCACCGGTTCGCAGGTGACTTTGCCGCAGTTCCAGCAGTTCAGCGGCGCGAACGTCAACGCGGCCCCGATCTACAGCGCGACCGCGCAGGCCGGACAGGATCAACTTTCGCAGTACAACTCCCAGCTTGGCTACAACTCGGCGCTGGTGAACGGGCTGATTCAGGGTGGCGGTATGGTGGCCGGCGCGGGGATCAAGAAGTGGGGTTAGTTCTGTTCAATAATGTGCTGTTCGCGCAGTTTCAACACGCAATCCAGATGCTTTTCCGACCCCTTCGCTACGCCCAACGATTCGCAAACCGGACCATAGCGCGCCTCTATCTTCTCCGCCCGCTGTTCGGGCGTTGCGCACGCGGCCAACGCCATGGCGACTAGTACCAATCGCATCGGAGCCTCCTGATGGTTCAGTTCGGATCGACCACTCTACCGCAACAACCGCCGGTTAACTATGACGGGCGCAGCCTTGACCGTCAACGTCGCATGGCGGAAATGCTCGCACAGCAAGGCGGAGAAGCCCTTCCTCCGGGGCAAATGATCGGCAACCGTTTCGTCCCTACGCCTTGGTCGCAAGGGCTTGTGAAGGCGCTGCAATCGGTCACCGGGGCATGGCTTGAGAAAGACGCCGAGAAGAAAGAGCTTGGCAAGTCACAGAAGCTATCCGAAGTCCTGACAGACCCGAGCCTTTGGCGTGACCAGATGCCCGGCGGCGCAATCCTCGGCCAAGCGAATCAACCCGAGCCCGGTGACATCGCCATGCCGCCCCCTCAGGCCGCGCCTGAGAGCCTTGCAAGCGGCCCACAGGCAATGCCTCCGATCGGCGCTCCCGTGCCCGTAGGCGACCCCGCAGGCGGCGCAGGTGGCATCACCATGCCGGAAATCACCGCGCCGAAGGTGGAAGTGGTCGGCAAGACAGCGCCGAAGATGATGACCACGGCGGCGCTGATTCAGGCGCTCGCGCAGAAGCATCAAGAGACAGGCGTCCCAATGGCTGACCTGATGCAGGCGTTCGCGCCGCGTATCGCGCAACTGTCTGCAATGGAAAAGCCGACGGTGCTGAATCAGGGTGACGTGGTTAAAAATCTGCTGACCAACGAAACACTGGCGGAAGGTCCGCCGAAGCCGGTAGCAGAACTAAAACCGCGCGAACTTAAGACCGAATGGGTGCAAAAGCCCGGCCCTGACGGGCAACCGCTATACGACAAGAACAATGACCCAGTGATGGAACTCCGCACCTTTGACCCGGTGACCGGGGCGATGGGCGAAACCGCGCTAGGCATCAAGCCCGGCAACACGGGAACGCGGGTGACTACAACCGCCACCGCCACGGCATCCAACAAAGCCAACGAAAAGGGCTTCGAGAAGGTCGCGGACAAGCAGGCGGAACAGGTGGCAGCGACTGCCGGTCGGGCGCGCACGGCACAGCAAGGCATCATGAACACGGTCGACCCGATGCTCCGTGTTCTCGACTCCGGCAAGTTCGTGATGGGGCCGACTGCCGATCAGCGGGTGTGGATGCGCCAGCTTGGCGACACGATGGGCATCACCGGCAAGAGCAACGAAGAGATTCTTGCCAACACGCGCACGCTGATTCAAGGCATGGCAGGGCAGGAACTCGACTCTGCTGCGCGCTTGGCCGGACAAGGTCAAATCTCGAACGCAGAGCGCGAAATCATCGCGCAAGCAGCGTCCGGGAAGCTCGCGACCATGACGCCGCCGGAACTCCGACAACTGCTGCTTGCGACCCGCAAGGTGCATTTGCTGACCATCGGGCAGCATCGTTCGAACGTGGATGTTCTGAAGAAGACGCCCGGCGCTCCGACGATCCTCCCTGAATGGGACATCAACAGTCCCGGCGAATACGTGCCAGAACGGCGCGCGACTGACAAACCCAAAGGCAAGCCGGCCGCGCCCAAGATTCAACCAGGCACCGTGGCAGACGGCTACCGCTTCAAGGGCGGTAACCCAAACGACCCGAACTCTTGGGAGAGGGTTAAATGAAGCCGTGGGAACGGGAATGGCAAGGGGACGCGCCGGAATCGAAGGGTGGGGCACCGTGGGAACGTGATTGGCAGCAACCCAGCGGCCCCACCGATCGCCAAAAGACGCTTTCTAACGCCGGGTCGCGATTCCTTCGCGGCATGACCGACCCAATCGATGCGGGGGCGCAACTGCTCACGCATGCGCTGCCGGAAGGGCTTGTGAACGCCGTCAACTCTGGCGCGCAGTTTGTCAATGACCTCCCGGGGATCGGGCCGCTTACCAAAGCCCTCGGCATGACGCCCGCAACGTCTGGAGGACTCGACAAGCGCATCCGTGAGGGTGAGCAGGAATACCAAGCCGCGCGACAAGCAACCGCGCCCGCGACGCTGTCCAGCCTTGTCAGTGGGCAACGCGATCCGGGATTTGATCTTGCGCGCGCCTTTGGCAACGTCGCGACAGGGTTTGCCGTTCCTGGCGGCAATGCGGCCGGCATGGGCGCGCGAATCCTGCAAGGGGCCGGCGCCGGCGCTGCGTCTGGTGCGCTACAGCCGGTCGTCGAGGATCAGGACAACTTCTGGAGCGAGAAGGGCAAGCAAACGCTTGTTGGAGGCGCCACAGGGGCGGCAGTGGCGCCCATCGTCGGTGCGCTTGCACGGGTCATTCGCCCGAACACCAGCAAAGCGGCGCGCACGCTACTTGACGAAGGCGTGACGCCGACGCCCGGGCAGATTCTCGGCGGCGCGTACCGCACGACGGAAGACAAGATGACGAGTCTTCCCCTCATCGGGGATGCGATCACGTCCGCGCGGAAGAAGTCGCTTGATGAACTCAACCGCGCCGTTTATCAGCGGGCGCTTACGCCCATCGGACAAAAGGCCGATGACTTGCCGGTGGGGCGTG